CGACAAAGCACGCAGAAGCACAAAGCGTGTCGAGGCTGCCCTTGTCCTGATGGGACGCAGGGGCATCAATGTTGTCCGTGATCTTGAAAAAAACACTGCCCGATTGGGCAGGACCATGGGTGGTCTGCGTGGAAGTGTTGGCAAGGCTGTCATTGGATTTGCAGCCTTCAAAAGCGTCCAGACTGGTATCCAGCGGCTTGAGTCAGAGCGTCGCATCAAGTTGCTTGGGCAGCGTTTTGGTGAAGTAGGCCAGCTGCAAAGTGCAGCAGCTGCAGCAGCCAGAAAGTTCAACCTCAGCCAAACAGAAGCAAATCAATCGTTGGCTGATGCGTTTGCACGCTTGCGTCCGTTGGGTGTTTCCCTGAAAGACATCACCTCAACGTTTGGTGGCTTCAGGACTGCCGCTGTCCTTGGTGGTGCAACAGCTGCTGAAGCATCCGCTGCGTTCACGCAGTTGTCACAGGCGTTGGGTTCTGGTGCATTGCGGGGTGATGAGTTCCGAAGCATTGCAGAGCAGGCCCCATTGGTGTTGCAGGCCATCTCTGATGAAACAGGTGTTGCCGCTGGTGACCTGAAGGAATATGCAGCGCAAGGCTTGCTGACAAGCGACATTGTCATCAAGGCCCTTAAGCGGATCGAGGCTGAAGGTGCTGACAGGTTGTCCCAGGCCCTTGGTGGCCCTGCAGCGAAAATCAAAGACTTCCAGAACAAGGTGCAGGACCTGCAGGTTGCATTCACGGAAAGTGCAATCCCTGCAATCACAGATTCAATTCAAGACCTAGGCACTGTCATCAAACAGCTGGAGCCGCTGATTCGTGGCCTTGGATCGTTGCTGGCTGGTGTTGCCCGCACAGTTGGCAACGTTGTTGAAAACGTTGCATCTGGCGGCAAAACAGTTCGGGCACGTCAACTAGCGTTGCAGGCAGCCACTCTGCAGACAAACGCCAAGTTCGGAGCACCTGGCCTTTTCGGCCGCTCAGCTGAAGCCAGTGCTTTCTTTGAAGAAACACTGAAACGTGAGCAAGACAGGCGCCTTGCGATTGCTCGTGGAGCTGTGCCTGGCCAGTTACCGCCAAGTGCTGCAGACATTGGGCCAACACCAAAAGGAACTTCACCAATCAAGTTGACGCCCAAAAAGCCACCAAAAACAGGCAAAACACCTGAGCAGATTGCGTTAGAAAAAGCAGAAAAAGCAAACGCAAAATTGGTATTACAGGCTCAACAAAGGCAAGCGGCCACACAAGAAATCATTAGGGCCAGAGAGCAAGAAAATCTGCTGCTGGACGCTGCAGTCACAAACGGGCAGGAATTTGCTGACTTCACAAAACGCGTCCTAGATCTTGTTAAAAAAGGAGTGCCATTCAGCCAAGCGTTTGAGCTTGAAAAGGCAAAAGATGACAAGCAAAAACTGATTGAACAGCAACAACGGCTCAACGCTTTGTATGAGCAAGCCGGACAAACAATCAGCACAGCAATCGTTGATTCGTTAATGCAAGCCAAAAGCGTCACTGAAGCCCTCGGCGGCGCACTCCAAGGCATTGGACGTCAGCTGTTGCAGTTGGGCGTCAACTCACTGCTTAAGCTCGCTTTCCCTACAAGCTCTTTGTTTTCCGCTCTGCCTGGCTTTGCAAATGGTGGCCGTCCGCCTGTTGGCCGCCCCTCTGTGGTTGGTGAGCGTGGCCCTGAGCTGTTTGTTCCTGACCGTGCTGGGACGATCCTGCCAAACGGTGTCGGCATGGGCAGCACAACAATCACCGTCAATGTTGATGCCTCTGAAACCTCAGCTGATGCCAGCAGCGGGCAGGGTGCTCAACTTGGCAAGGCCATCGGGTTGGCAGTACAACAGGAACTGCTGAAACAGAAACGGCCTGGTGGCCTTCTTGCTGCTGTGTAATGGCTTCTTTCCCAACATCTGACACCATCACGCCAACCTACGGCGTACAGAAACGCAGCCGCCCAGCCAATCGTTCTGTTCGTTTTGGGGATGGCTACGAACTGCGATTGCAGTATGGGCTCAACCAAAACATGAAGGTTTATCAGCTGACCTTTGAGGTTTCTGAAACTGATGCAGACACGATCGAAACCTTTCTGGATGCACGAGCTGATGATTCAGCGTCGTTTGATTTCACGCCGCCAGGGGAAAGCAGCTCTGCAAAGTTTGTATGTGAGAGCTGGAGTAAATCCATTCCTTACCTGAATCGGGCCACAATCAACGCAACCTTCCGCCAAGTTCCTGAACCGTAATGGCAGCAGTTGCAGCCTGGGCAGCCAGCACCGCTTTCTCTGTTGGTGATATTCGCAGAGCCACCACAAGCCAAAACAGTGGCTTATGGTTTCGCTGCTCAACAGCTGGCACTTCCGCCAGCAGTGAGCCCAAATGGCCGACAGATATTGGCAGCACAGTCACTGACAACACCGTTGTCTGGACTGCAATCAGCAGCGTCTACGAGGACGTTTCTGTTCTTGCGCCCAGCGCAATCATTGAGCTGTTTGAGCTTCACCTGAACAGCACGTTGCACGGCAGTTCTGACGTTTATCGGTTTCATGCGGGCAGCAATGCCGACATAACAGGAAACATCGTTTTTGACAGCAACACTTACTCACGCCTGCCAATCCAAGCTGAGGGGTTTGAGATGCGTTCTGGTGGCACGTTGCCACAACCAACGCTGACCATCGCCAACCTTGACGGCACGATCACGACGCTGCTGGCGCTCGTCAATGCCACAACAACAGGCAATGACCTGACAGGTGCAACAGTGAAACGCATCCGCACCCTCAAACGTTATTTGGACGGGGAATCAACAGCAGACCCCAATGCCAGGTTCCCAACAGAGATTTGGCGCATCAACCGCAAGGCAACAGAAACCCGCGATGTTGTGACCTTTGAACTTGCCAGCGAGTTTGACCTTGCAGGGCAGAAGCTGCCTAAGCGACAGATCATCGCCAACACTTGTCAATGGATTTACAGGAGCAGTGAGTGCAGCTACACCGGCAGCAACTTCTTTGATGTGAACGGCAACAGTGTTCCCTCTCTTTCACAGGATGTCTGCGGCAAGCGCCTTTCATCCTGCAAGCTGCGTTTCGGTGAAAACGGAACTCTCCCGTTTGGGTCTTTCCCTGGGGCTGGCTTGACCCGATGAAGTTGACTGACGCAATGCAGGCGGACATCCTGCAGCATGCAAAGGATGAGTTCCCAAAGGAGTGCTGCGGGCTGGTTGCTGTTGTGAAGGGCAGGCGCCGTTATTTCCCTTGTCGCAACATCGCCCAAACGCCTGATGAGCATTTTGTTCTGGACGGCTGGCATGAAGTGGAAGACAAAGGCGAGGTAGTGGCTATTTGCCACAGCCACCCCAAAACCAATCCCAAGCCGTCAGAGGCTGACCGTGTTGCCTGTGAAAAGTCCGGCTTGCCCTGGTTCATCGTCAACCCAAAGACTGAGGACTGGGGCTACTGCGAGCCAGAAGGTTTTGAGCTGCAGTATGTAGGCCGTGAGTTTGTCCACGGCATTGTGGACTGCTACACGTTGGTGCGTGACTTTTTCCAGCGTGAGTACGGCATCATCTTGAGTGACTATCACCGACGTGATCAGTGGTGGCACAACGGGGAAAACATGTATGTAGAAAACTTTGCGAAGGAAGGGTTTTCAAGGGTGCCGCTTGAGCAGCTGCAGCGTGGTGACCTGTTGCTGATGAACCTGCAATCACCCGTGCCAAACCATGCGGCGATCTACCTTGGCGACCAACAGATTTTGCATCATGTACAAGAGCGCCTGAGTTCTAGAGATTTACTGGGTGGCTATTATTTGAAGGCCACAGACCGGGCGATCCGCCATGAAAGTCGTTAAGGTCTACGGCGCTTTGAGGGAGCGGCTAGGCCAGTGCCGCTTTGAGCTGAACGTGGCAACACCTGCACAGGCGGTCAAGGCTTTGTGTGTCAACTTCCCTGGCTTGGACAAGTGGCTTATTGATAGTGAACACGATGGCGTTGCTTATCGAGTGCGGGTTGGCAGGGAAGATGCAACCCCTGATGACGTGAGCTTGCTGGGTTTGCCTTGGTCAGAGCGCGAGGTCTTCAGCATTACGCCTGTAGTTGCTGGTGCTGGTGGTGGTTTTGGTCGAGCTATTTTTGGCGGCTTGCTGATTGGTGCGTCGTTCCTGTTTCCTGGTGCTGGCTTGTTTGGTTCCGGCTTTGGCGTGTTTGGCCCATTAGCCCCAGCAACGATTGGAACACTGACAACAGTCGGCACGGCATTATCTGCTGTTGGTGCTGGCTTGGTTCTTACAGGTGTGTCGCAGATTATTTCGCCGACGCCACCTTCAGGGCTTGAGTTGAAAGAAGCCAACCGAATTCAGAACTTCAGCTTCAGCGGAATCACCAATACCAGCCAGCAGGGTCTTGCGGTGCCAATAGCCTATGGGCGGGTCGTTGTTGGGTCTGCTGTGATCAGCAGCGGGCTGGACGTTGACCACTCCCCGAATGATCAAAACGAAGAAAGCCTGACCCTGGCTTTCCTCCTCCGCCGTAAGAGCTGATGCCTGAAGAAAAACTGATCCTTGGCTCTGGTGGTGGCGGCAAAGGTGGCGGCGGTGGTGGCCGCACGCCTGTTGAGCAGGATGATTCGCTTTCGTCTGAGCAGTTTGCCAGCGTTCTTGATCTGCTCTGTGAGGGCGAGATACAAGGGTTTGATGATGGTGCAAAAAGCATCTTTTTAGAGGACACTCCGCTCCAAAACGCAGACGGCAGCTACAACTTTGACAATTTTGCTGTCGCCTCAGTCAATGGAACGCAGGGCCAATCTCACATTCCTGATCCATCAGGCGGGATTCAAACAGTCCGTTCCGTGAACGTTGAAGTTACGAACGGCACTCCTGTAACCAGGTCAATCACTGACAGCGATGTTGACAGGGTGCGGGTGACTATCTCGCTGCCCAGCCTGCAAGAAGTAACCGACAAAGGGGACATCATTGGGCACTCTGTCCAACTGAAAATCCAGGCTCAGTACAACAGTGGTGGATATAACGACGTTGTCACTGACACCATCAGCGGCAAAAGCAGCAGCCGCTATCAGCGCGATTATTTAGTCCCACTTACAGGCAGTTTCCCTGTTGATCTCCGGGTTGTGAGGGTTAGCGCAGATGAAACTTCTAGCAAAAAAGTCAGCAACTTATTTTTCACCAGCTATACGGAGATTCAAGACGAAAAACTGGCCTACCCGAACTCTGCCTTGGTTGGCCTGCGGTTCAGCTCAAAACAGTTTCAAAACATCCCACGACGCAAGTATTTGATCCGTGGCACAAAAGTCAGGATCCCTAGCAACGGCACTGTTGACACCACAACACACTTGGGCCGCATCACTTATTCAGGGTTGTTTGACGGCACGCTGTCTGCGGCAACGTGGACCAATGATCCAGCGTGGTGCTTATACGATCTGCTGACGGACACTCGCTACGGCTGTTCTGTGCCTGAGTCGTCCTTGGATGTGTTCGACTTCTATGAAATCAGCAGATACTGCAACGAGCTTGTCGACGATGGCAACGGCGGACAAGAGCCACGATTTAGCCTCAATCTGTTGCTTAACACCCGTGATGAGGTTTACAACGTTATCCAGCAGCTGACCAGCATTTTCAGGGGCATCAGCTACTACGGGGCCGGTTCCCTTGTTGTGCGGCAGGATAAGCCTGCGGACCCTCAATATCTCCTTGGTCCAAGCAATGTTGTTGAGGGCCTTTTTACTTACAGCGGCACAGCAGAGAAAACACGGCACACCTGCGCGACTGT